CTAATGTAAATGTTGAAGCGCCTAATGTTCAGGTAACAAATACTATTGAGCGCAAGCGAGTTCGCAAGAAAGTTAAGCGCGATAAAGAAGGCCGCATTGATGAGATCATTGAGGAATTTATAGAAGGGGATGAGTAATGGCAACAGGTTTAAGCAATTACTTAGCCAATAAGTTTCTTGATGCGGTAGGAAATGCAACTGCTTATTCAGCCGCTAATGTTTATGTAAAACTTCATATTGGCGATCCAGGTTCAGCAGGAACTGCAAACCCTGCTACTGAAACAACTCGCAAATCAGTTTCTTTCAGCGCAGCCTCAACTGGCGGATTAACCTCTGATGCAGATTTAAGTTGGAGCAATATCGCAGGCTCTGAGGATGCTACATTTTTTACTGTTTGGGATAATTTAACCGCAGGCAACTTCCTGTTTTCAGGAACTGTTGCAGGCAATCCCTACACCGCAGGAGATACCTTTACAATTCCAAGCGGTTCATTAACAGTTTCTCTTACTTTAGCGAGTTAATAAATGGCTCAGTTCATATTAGATACATCAGAACTTGATGTTGATGTTCTAGGGCCAATAACTTTCGCAACGGCAACGGCAAATCTAGGTTCATCCACTGCCAGTGCTACTGCGCAAATAATAAATGTTGTATCGGCAACTGCTGCTTTAGGTGGATTAACGGCTAGTGCAAGTGTGCCAAGTGGTGAAATAATTCAAAGTCAAGTTGGCCAGCCTAATTATATCCAGCCTAACTTCCCTCAAATTATTGAGCCTGAAAAAATAACAGTTTCAATAAAGGTTGCAAAAGCAAATACAAAACTAGGGAAGTTATCAAGTAAATCAATATCTCAAATTGATTTCTCAATACTTGATGATGATGCTGATGTTTTACTTCTAGTTTAGGAACCTATGCCATATTTAATATCTGATAAGCAAAGCGATTGCGCTGGTTGGGCAACTTTAAAAGAGGAATCTGATGGTTCTTATACAACTATTGGTTGCCACACATCTAAGCAAGATGCAATAGATCAGATGGTTGCAGTTTCAATTGCTGAGGATATGGAGCCAGGCGGAGAAGTAAATACTCGCGCCGTTGATTTAAGTGTTCCTTCATTTATTCAAGATAACGCAAAGCGTGGCTTGAAATATTATGAGGAAGGTTTTGGGGGCGATGGTTTGGTACCAGCCACCATCGCAGCAGCAAGAGATATGGCTGCTGGGAATATAACAGAACCAAAAGTTAGAAAGATGGCACCTTGGTTTGCCCGCCATCAAGTAGATGGTAAAGCGCCATCAAATAGAAATCCATCCGATCCAGGTTATCCAGGAGCAGGTTTAGTTGCTTGGCTTCTTTGGGGTGGGGATAGCAATTTTTCAGATAGAGCGCAGAATTGGGCGCAACGCAAAATTGATGCTCTGAATGCAGAAGCAGAATCAAGGAGAGAAATGAAAAAGATTGAACGCCGCACTTATACAGTAAAAGATGTGCAAGCAAGATCATCAGAGGATGGCACAATGCGCCTTAGTGGTTATGCAGCAGTTTTTAATGAATCAAGTGTTCCGCTACCATTTAAAGAATCAATTGCACCTGGCGCATTTCGTAAAACATTAAGCGAAACTCCAGATGTGCGTTTGCTTATTAATCACGAAGGATTGCCTTTAGCAAGAACTAAAAATGGCACACTTAAATTAACTGAGGATGAGCGTGGATTATTGATAGATGCAGAGTTGGCAGATACAACAGAAGGCCGCGATATTTACAAACTGGTTGAGCGTGGTGATGTAGATCAAATGAGTTTTGCATTCCGAGTTATTCGCCAAAAGTGGAGCGATGATCGTAGCCGTAGAGTTTTAACTGAAGTTTCATTATCAGATGGAGATGTATCAGTAGTAACTTATCCAGCCTACCCAACTACAACAGTTGAGGCTAGAGAAAAATTAAAAGAAACATTAACTGCAATTAAAGAGGGTCGTGAAGTAACTGGCGACTCATTAATTGCACTTCAAGCAGCATTACAACAAATTTCTGAGGGTTATGACTACATCGAGGAAGTTAAATCAGCATTAGAACAAATGCTGGTTAATAATATGCCAGCAGATGAAATATTACCTGTTGAGGATATGCCACAAGATGCGCCAGATATGCCACAAATGGATTCATCTCGTAAAATATCTTTACGCCTAGCCCAAGCAATAATAAATAACACAAAATAAATTTCTGTTGTAAAAATACAACAGATCGAAGTCGGAGCGAACTGCGCACCCTTTAGCGCCGCGCAAGGTATCGCCACCACCTCAAAATCCAAACTAACCGAGGAGTTAAATTAATGTCTTTCCTAGACAAAGTAATTGAACGCCGCGATGCAGTGAAGGCAGAGATGGATGCAGTTCTTGAGGCAGTAGCCGCAGAGAACCGCACCGATCTAACTGCTGAGGAAACAGAGAAGGTTGATGCTCTTGTTACCGAATCACGCTCGCTAGATACAAAGATTGAAAACCTAAAGACCCAGGCAGATGCAGATGCAAAGGTTGCAGAAGTTCGTGCAGCAGTTGCAGATGTAGCAATGCCAAAGTCTGGCGGTGCAAAGGTAACCCGCGAGGAGCGTACCTATACACCAAATTCAGCAGCATCATTTATTAAAGATGCTTTTAATGCACAATTCAAGCAAGATTTCTCAGCGCAAGATCGCCTTTCTCGCCACATGCGCGAGGAGGAAGTTGAACGCCGCGATGGAACAACTGCAAACTTTGAAGGTTTAGTAGTTCCTCAATATCTAACTGATCTTGCTGCTCCATTGGCTCGCGCAGGTCGCCCAACAGCAGACTTCGCAACCAATAAGATGACCTTGCCACCAAGCGGAATGACTTTAAACATCAGCCGCATGACTACTGGTACATCAACAGCAATTCAACAAACTCAGGCAACTGATGTTTCTGAAACTGATGCAGATGATACATTGCTAACTGTAAATGTACGCACTATCGCTGGACAGCAAGACCTATCACGCCAAGCAATTGAGCGTGGAACAGGTATTGATTCCTTCGTAATTGGTGATTTAATTCGTTCATGGCACACTACATTGAACTCAGGAATTATCAATGGTGCTGGAACTAACGGAACTATCAAGGGTATTCGTGCCTCTGGTGGAAACGCAATCACTTTCACTGCAACAACTCCAACTGTTGCACTTCTATATCCAAAATTGGCTGATGCGCTACAACAGGTTCAATCAAATACATTCGCTACACCAACACATTGGATTATGCACCCACGCCGCCTAGCATTCTTGCTAGCAGGCGTTGATGGTTCAAATCGCCCTCTAGTAGTTCCATCAGCAAACGGCCCAATGAACGCCGTTGCAGCAGGAGCAGGCGTTGCGCAATATGCAAATTCAGGTTATTCACTACTTGGATTACCAATTATTGCAGATGCTTCAGTAGCAACTACCTATGGAGCAAGCACTAACCAAGATGAAATCTACTTGGTAAATGCTGGCGAAATGCACCTATGGGAGCAACCAGGATCACCATTCTCACTTCGTTTTGAAGCGACAAATCCTGGCGCACTAACTGTAAAGAGCGTTGTTTACGGCTATGCCGCATTCACCGCAGAACGCTATCCATTAGCCGCATCAATCATTAGCGGAACTGGTTTAGCAGCACCATCCTTCTAATTTAGAAGGCAATTAAGAACTGTTTAGGTGGCTTAACCTCCCCCGATTAAGTCACCTAAACTCCTAAGTAGTTCGGGGGAACTATGAAAAGCGCACATAAAGTAACAATAGGTTCTTGCGATTCAGGTCAAGTAAATGGTTCATTCGCATATACATTAATTCAATTAGCCCAATCAAGATCATCAAGATTAGGGCCATTTGTAAGAGTTAAAGGTTCAGGATTACTTTCTAAAATTCGTAATCAAATAGTTAAACAATTTTTGGATAATACAAAATCTGATTGGCTTCTAATGGTAGATAGCGATCAGCAATTAGGTGTTGCAACTTTTGATAAGTTGATTGATACTGCCCACGATTTAGATCGCCCAGTTGTAGCAGGATTAGTATTCGCTGCTTTTAATGATGGCAAGAGTGAATATCCAAAACCAGTTCCAGCAATATTCCAAGATGCACCAGAGGGATTCTTACCCCTCTATAAATATGATGAGAACAAAGTTTTTGAAATAGATGCAGCAGGTACAGGTTGCCTTTTAATTCACCGCAGCGTTCTTGAAAAGATGCGTGAAACTGCTGATCCTAGTATGGGTAAAAATTGGTGTTGGTTCTGGGATGGGCCAGTAAATGGTGAATGGATAGGCGAGGATTTACTTTTTAGCCGTCGCATTCGCTCTCTTGGATTTCCAATATATGTGCATACAGGGGCAATTTTGCCTCATCAAAAATCATATTGGCTAGATGATAGGCACCATAAATTATGGAAAGATTAAAAAAGATTTTTAATAAAAGAATTAAACCTAAAGAAACGGCTACTGCCCAGCCGCAACTTGAAAGAGCGATTTTACCTAAAGCGGAAAGAAGGATAAAGCGTGGCAATAACTAACGGCTACTGCACATTGGCTGAACTAAAAGCCTCATTAAATATCACTGATTCAGTAGATGATACTGCTTTAGAGGCTGCTATTACTGCCGCAAGCAGGATGATTGATGATTACACTGAGCGCTTCTTTTACGCTAATGGAACTAGCCAATCGCCAGTTACTCGCTATTACACCGCCCTTGATCCTTATACAATTAATGTTGATGATATAACCACTGTTACTGAAATTGCTACTGATGATAACTTTGATTTTACTTACGGAACAGTTTTTACTACCTCTGATTTTATGGTTGAGCCAATCAATAATCCAATCAAAGGCTTTCCATATAATAGATTATTAGCAATAGGTAGTTATATTTTCCCCTATCAATTACCTCAAGCAGTAAGAGTAAAAGGTGTATGGGGATTCACCGCAGTACCACCTGAAGTAAATATGGCAACCTTGATTCAATCATCACGATTATTTGGGCGTAGGCAATCACCATTTGGAATTGCTGGTAGTCCTGAAATGGGAACTGTTAGATTGTATTCTCGTCTTGATGCAGATGTTGAAGTTCTACTTCGCCCATTCCGCAAGAACGGCGGATTGGCTAAGTGATTCCAAGCAATGTTAGAGATGGTTTAAAAACTCGCCTTCAAACAATAACTGGGCTTAGAGTGTATGATTTAATTCCAGATACAGTTACACCGCCAGCAGCAGTTGTTGGTCAATTAGATTTCACCTTCGATATAAACAATGCGCGAGGTTTAGACCAAGCAAATTGCGATGTGATGGTGATTGTTCAACGCCTATCGGAAAGAGTAGCCCAAGATAAGTTAGATGCTTTTCTAGCAGGTTCTGGTGCTGGCTCAATTAAGGCCGCAATTGAAGGTGATAGAACTTTAGGTGGAGCAGTAAATACACTTAGAGTTATTAGCGCTGAAGGTGGCACTTATGAATCGGCTGGCGCTTTATTCCTATCTTATAGATACCGCCTCACAATTTGGGGTTAAGGAGAAAAAATGTCTTATATCATTACCTCAGAATTAGAGGTTTGTAACAAAAAGAAGGGTGATCCAATCACCGAAAAAGAATTGCTTAATGCAGAAGCCAACATAGATGCACTTATTGATGGCAACCACATCAAGGCAAATGGGGGAACAACCAAACCAGCAATCCAAGAAGGAGCCGACAAATAATGGCAAGAATCGTATTAACCGATGCAAAGGTTACAATAAATTCAGTAAACCTTTCATCATATATCTCAAGCGTAACTTTAAGCACATCCAATGATGTAGTAGAAACAACAGGGTTTTCATCAACTGCGGCAAGAACTCGCGTTGCTGGTTTGCAAGATAATTCAGTAACTATCGAGTTTTTCCAAGATTTTGCAACATCCCTAGTTGAACAAACAATTTATCCATTACTAGGAACTACTACTTCAGTTGTAGTATTACCAACATCATCAGCAGCAAGCGCAACAAATCCTTCATATACTTTCACTGCTCTTGTTTCAGAATGGCAACCACTATCAGGCGCAGTTGGTGAATTATCAACCGCATCTGTTACTTGGCCAATCTCAGGAGCAATCACTAAGGCGGTTGCATAATGGCAAGAATCGTATTAACTAACGCCTCTGTTACTTTTGCAAGCACCGATGTTTCAAGTTATGTAAGTTCAATAACTTTAAGCACTTCATTAGATGTAGTAGATACAACATCTTTTGGAAATACTGCAAGAACACGCGTAGCAGGATTAGCAGATAATCAGGTAACAATTGAATTTTTCCAGGATTTTGGTTCTGGACTTCTTGAATCAATTGTTTATCCTACAATTGGAACTTCTGCTGCAATGGTAATTAAGCCAGTAGCAGGAACTACAACTGCAACAAATCCACAATATAGTTTCAATGCGCTAGTATCAGAATGGCAGCCGCTATCAGGTGCCGTTGGTGAACTAGCAACAGCAAGTGTTACCTGGCCAATATCAGGTGCAATAACAAAAGCAACATCATAACTAACTAGGGGGAAATAAAATGGATGGATTATCACTAAAGATCAAAACTAACGATGGTGTAGATAGCGTTTTTTCATTACGCCCACGCACCATCGTTGCTTTTGAGCAAAAGTTCGGCAAAGGATTGGCAAAATTGTTTGCAGAGGATCAAAAGATGGAACACATCTATTTCCTCGCCTGGCAATCTTTGAAAGATAATGGCAGAGTTGTAAAACCTTTTGGCCCTGAGTTCTTAGATACACTCGAATCAGTGGAAATGATTTCTGACCCAAATTCAGAATCCACCGAGATAGCCTAACCTTTGCAATTGCAACGGCCTCGGTGGAGTTGGGCATCTCTCCTATTGATTTGATAGATGCCCCTGATGGTGTCTTAGAAGCAATGTTCGCCTATCTAAAGGAAAGAGCAAAGGCAAATAAATATGGCTGATGAAGTAATTGTTTTAACTGGCATTAAAGAAACAATTGATGCGTTAAAACAATTTGATAAAGCAGCAGCCAGAAAATTTAACAAAGTAATTAATGATGAATTAACTAGGGCTGAACGATCAGCAGATAACTTAGTTGTTCAATTTACTAATCCTGTTTATGGAACTCCGATGCGCGGCTGGCGTAAAACTTCAGCCGCTAATCCAAGAACTCGCGGCGGCGCAGGCTGGCCAGCCTGGGATGTTTCCACAATTCAGGCAGGCATCACCAAAAGCAGAGCGCAAGGTAAAGTTCGTGGTGATTACACCACCAGCGCTGGTGCGTTAGTTAATAAGAGCGCCGCAGGTGCAATATTTGAAGTTGCAGGCAGAACTGGCAACGCATCACGAAATCAATTTATTAGATATTTAAGCAATTCATTTGGCAAAGCATCTCGGCTTATTTGGGCAGTTGTTGATAAAGATAAAGATGAAATCCAAAGGCGAGTTGCAGCAGCCCTAGAGGATGCTAAAAAAACATTACAAACTAATTTGAATGGTAGGAGTTGAGATGGCCGTTGGCGCAGTAATTGCACGGATTATTACTCAATACTCTGCTAAAGGTTCAAAGGCTGCTCAAAAAGATATAGCCAAACTTGGCAAAGATTTTGATAAATTTGCTAAAAGATCAGCGCTGGCATTCGCCGCAGCAGGTGCTGCCGTTGGTGCGTTCACTGTTAAGGTAGGAACTGATGCGGTTCGTGCTGCTATGGAGGATCAAAAGAGCCAGGTATTACTTGCTAACTCTTTGCGCAATACAGTTGGCGCTACTGATGCCGCTATTGCTGGTACTGAAGATTACATAACAGTATTACAAAAACAAGTTCGTGTTACCGATGATGAGTTAAGGCCTGCGCTATCTCGTTTAGTTGGTGCAACAGGTTCAATTGAAACTGGTCAAAAATTACTTGCAACTGCTCTTAATATCAGCGCTCAATCAGGTGCGGATTTAGCAAGCAGTTCTGATGCAATTATTAAAGCAACTCGTGGACAATATAAAGGTTTAGCACTTTTAGTACCTCAATTAAGTAATTCTACAATTAAATCTAAAGATTTTGCAAAAGCATTAGGTGAAGTAGATAAAGCAACTGCTGGCGCTGCTAGTAAACGCGCTGCTACCTTAGAGTATAGATTAAAAGGTTTAAATATTGCCTATGGCGAAATCCTTGAAACTCTTGGTTATGCCCTTTTGCCTGTTATTGAAAAATTTGCTGATGTAATTACTACTAAAGTTTTGCCTCAATTAGAGGCTTGGATTGCGGCTAACAAAGATAAATTAGCAGCCAGTTTAGATACAATCCTAACCAAACTTCCTGCATTAATAATTCAAGTTTTTGATTTATTTGATTTTATCCAACGCAACCTTGGAACTATTCAAGTTCTAGGCGCCTTATTAGTTAGCACATTTGCAGCAGCAAAAGTTTATGCTGGTGTTATCGCCCTAAGTGGTGCGATCAATGTTCTAACCGCAGCCTTCGGGCGCCAGGCAGCAGCAGCCACCGCAGCAGGTACCGCTACCGCTTTTGCAACAGGTGGAGCCTCGGCCCTAGCCGCAGCAGCAGCCTTAGCAGTTTTTGCAACTGCTTCTTTGGTTACCTATAAGCAATTGACCAAGAATAATAAAGAACTTACTAAAACAGAAAAAACAACAACTGCCATAGCAAAAGATTATGGCAAAGTTGTAGGAAGCACTGGCAAAGTTTTAGGCAACACCACAAAACTAACTGCTGAGCAACAGAAGCAACTTGCTAGCCAACAAGCCTTAAATAAACTGAAGGCATTTGGTGTAACGCCTACATCTGAAACTAATCCAATTCAACTTGAGGCAGTTAGATTAAACCTGCTTAAAGAACAAAATCTTGCTCAGCAAAGAATGTACGATCAATTACTTGCTAACTATAATGCAACTGAGCGTATGAATATTGCCTCTCAGCGCTATGCTGATATTTTAACTGTTATTGCTGATAGCAAAATTTCCGAGGAGGAAGTAAACCTTCTCGCTGCTAAGTGGAATTTAACCAACATTGAAGTTCTTAAATATATTGCTTCAGTTACTGGCAATGTTAATTTAGGTACAGGCTGGGATGCAGCAGGATATGCCGCAGCCAATGGTTGGAAAAAAGCCTTAGAGGAATTAAATAAATATCTTGCAGCCGTTGGTAAGGGTGCCTTTGTTGCTCCTCCATTTGTTCCAGGTGGCGGCGGTGGTGGTGGCGGCGGTGGTGGCCCTATTATTGATCCTACAACTACCGATCTTGTTGATAAAATAGTTGAAGATTTTACAAAAGCAGCCGAAACAATTGCTAATCCACAAACTTCATTGCCTGGTTATGGTGCTTATCGCGCTGGTGAGAGAGATACATCAAGCCCGATGCTAAGTAATAGTGCTTTACCTGGTTACAAAGATTATCGCGCTGGTGAGCGAGCCTCATCTCCTAATGTAAACATTACTGTTAATGGCAGTGTTACCTCATCAAATGATTTAACTGAAACAGTTAGAAATGGAATTTTGGCTGGTCAAACTTCAGGTAGATCAATCACTGCAAGAGTTTTGGATTTGTAATGCCAGGTACTCCAACCCTTGGCGTTTCCATTGACTTTGCAAATGGCCCCGCATTTGGTAACCCATTAATTTTAGATGATCCAACAACTCCGCTTGGAACAGGTATTTTGGCTGATGCCCCTGGCGATGTTGTTGATGTTTCAGATATTGCTATTCAAGTTAGCGTTCGTAGGGGTAGGAATCGTATCCTTAACAAATTTGAGGCTGGTACTGCCGTAGTAGTTCTAGCCGATAACAATGGCGACTTTTCACCCGCCAACACATCCTCTCCCTACTATGGCAAATTGTTACCATTGCGCAAGATTCGTATTTATGCAGATTATGATGACGGCGGCGGAACTGATCGCTATTACTTATATTCTGGTTATATTACAACTTACAACAGCACCTATGGTTTAGGGGTAGATGAAACCTCTACGATTACTTTGCAATGTGTTGATGGTTTTAGATTGTTAAATGGTATTTCAATTAGCACTGTTGCGGGCGCTGGCTCACCTCAATTATCTGGCGATAGATTAAATACTTTGTTAGATGTTGTAAGTTGGCCAGTATCTCAACGCGATATAAATTCTGGAGATAGTACACTTCAGGCCGATCCTGGTACCTCTGATAGAGATTTACTTGGTGCGATTCAACTGGTTGAATCCTCAGAATTTGGCGGATTTTTTCTTGACGCCGAGGGAAACGCAACCTTTTTATCTAGGGATACAATTAGTAAAAAGGCTGATGAAACCCCAACAGTATTTGCCGATGATGGAACAGGTATTACTTACCAACAAATTGAGTTTGCCAATGATGATACCTTGCTAGTAAATGATGTAACTGTTACTCGCCTAAATGGAACTAGCCAAAATGTTTTTGATCAAACCTCGATAGATACCTACTTTTTGCACTCTGGCAAGCGTGATGGCATCTTAGTTCAAACCGATGCTGAGGCACTAAATCAGGCTCAAACCTTGCTAGTAGCCCGAAAAAATACAACTGATCGCATAGATTCTATGACCCTAAACCTCTTGGATTCCTCAGCCCCTACCAAAATTGTGGCTGGTTTAAACCTTGAAATATTTGATTTAGTAAATGTAACCAAAACTGTTCCAGGTGGCTCTACAATTACCAAAGAACTATTTGTGCAAGGTGTCCAGCACGATATAACTCAAACAATGTTTAACACAAAAATACTAACCGCAGAACCCCTAATCCAAGCATTTATCCTTGATAGTACAACCTCTCAAGGTCGCCTAGATTCTGGTATTCTGAGTTATTAACTAAGGAGCAAAATGGCAAAACAAACCTTCACCACTGGGCAGGTACTGACCGCAGCCCAGATGACTAGCCTTCAACAAACGGCAATGGGCGGTGGATCAGCAACGGCAAAAACTACCAGTTATGTTTTAGTAGCAGCCGATGCGGGTACTACTGTTGCAATGAATGCAGCAGGTTCAACAACAATAACTGTAAATACCAGTTTATTTGCAGCAGGTGATCGAGTATTTATTCAAAATCTTGGTGCTGGTGTTTGTACAGTTACTGCTGGAACTGCAACAGTTGCTACATCAGGCTCATTAGTTTTAGCACAAAATCAAGGCGGAGAACTTAGTTTTACTAGCGCAAGCGCCGCTATCTTTTTCCAATACGCTACACCAGCCTCTGGTGATATTGAAGGCGTAACAGCAGGAACAGGTTTATCAGGAGGCGGAACTTCTGGAACTGTTACTTTAAACATTGATACTGCCGTAACTGCTGATTTGACTACTGCTCAAACGCTTACTAATAAAACGCTAACAACTCCAACAATTAGTTCGCCTAAAATTTCATCTACCTATACTGCTAAAACTGCTGCATATACCTTTGCAAGCGGTGATGAAGGTCAATTGTTCTCAATGAACAATGCTGCAACGCAGCAATTCAATATACCAACAGATGCTACTTTTAACTTTGCGGTTGGAACTGAGATAAATGTATTTTGGATTACAGGCGCAGGTCAGCCAACCATAGGTGCAGCAACACCAGGAACTACCACTGTTATTTCAACAGGAGCCACTAGCGCAACTCCTAAATTGCGTGTGGCAAACTCTGGTGCAACTTGCAAAAAAATAGCAGCAAATTCTTGGATAGTGTTTGGTGATTTAGCCTAATGACCCCAATGTTAGGAATTATGGCAAGTTCAATAAGTGGTAGTAAAATTAGCACCAGTTCATACGAATCTATTGCTAGTGCTACTGGCACGGGTTCAAGTGGCACCATAACTTTTAGTTCAATTCCTAGCACTTATGTAGCATTGCAATTAAGAATCGTGGCAAGAACAGATACAGCATTTACAACTGATTTTATTCAGTTCAGAGCCAACAGCGATAGCGGTGCTAATTATGCTTATCATGGTTTAGAAGGTGATGGTTCAGCAACAACTTCGTTTTATGGAACATTAGCAACAGTCGCTTTGGGTAGCACTATAACTGGCGCAAGCGCTTCATCAAACATGATGGGTGCGGCAATCATAGACATTATTGATTACGCTTCCGCAAACAAATACAAAACTATAAAACACTTTGGCGGCGCAGATCGCAATACGGCAGGTTCAATTAGAATACAATCAAATTTATGGTTAAACACTTCCGCGATTAACTCAATAACAATTACATCATATAGATCAGCAAACTGGACAAACACTTCAACTTTTGCGCTCTATGGAATTAAAGGTGCATAGTGGCTATTACATACGATAAAATAGCATCTCAATCAGTAAGTGGAAGTTCAACTACAAATGTTACTTTCAGTTCTATCTCTGGAAGTTATACTGATTTATTTTTTAGTATAAACGCTAAATTGGCAGCAAGCAATAATATAAGCCTTAGATTTAATTCAGATACGGCTTCTAATTATTCTTATACATACATGTTTGGGTCAGGTTCTGCGGCATCTAGTGGAGTTGCCACAAATACAACTTACATTTATGGTGGCAGTACTTCAACAGCCGACTATGATACACATTTAATTAACATAAACAGTTATTCAAATACTTCTACAAATAAAACTGCTTTGATTCAGTCGGGCGTTACCACCATTGGTTCTTCTGCTTGGATTGGAATGTGGCGTTCAACTTCTGCAATAACATCCGTTGATATAAGTTTTCTTGGAAATATTATTTCAGCAGGTTCAACTTTCACTCTATATGGAATAATGAAGGCATAAAATGGCAACCTATAATTTAATTAGTTCTGTGTCTGTTGGAAGTGGTACAGCATCTAGTATTGATTTTACATCTATTCCATCTACCTATACTGATTTAATTGTAAGAATGTCCACGCGGGCGGTTGCCACTAGCAACTTTCCAAATACAAGAGTGCGTTTTAATTCAGATACTGGCAGCAATTATGTGTATCGCAGATTATACGGTACTGGTGTTGCGGCTGGCTCAGATACTGCTACCGAAACTGGGGCTATGATTGGTAATACAAATGGTAGTGATTCAACTACCAATGTTTTTGCGATTACAGAATTTTATATTCCAAATTATGCTGGTTCAAATCAGAAAACTTTAGTTTCGCAAACTGCATCAGAAAATAATGGTGCAACTGCCTACATCTTTTTGATGGCAAACAGATGGAATAACACTTCAGCAATAACTTCAATGAGTATTTATTCAGATTACAATTTTGCACAATACTCAACTGCTTATCTATACGGAATATCCAACGCTTAACAACTAACAAAGGAGCAAGACAATGGCAACAGAAACACCTACAAAAGTTATCGTAAATTGCGAAACTGGAGTAACAGAGGTACTACCTCTAACAGCAGCAGAGATTGCAGATATGGAAACAGCAAGAGTAGCGGCTGAGGCAGATCGTGCAGAGCGCGAGGCCCAAGCAACCGCCAAGGCTGCCGCGAAGGCAAGTGCCAACGCCAAATTAAAAGCATTAGGGTTATCCGACGCTGAGATTGCCGCATTCTAATTGCTTTACGATTTCCCAGATATAACAAAAAGCATTGATGAAGCCATTGATGCTATTGAAAACTCTGGGCTGATTTAAGGAGAAATATGCCAATTACTTCAAGCCAGGTAACAGTTACCACTAGCCCAACTTTATTAGTTTCAGGTGATGGTGTTGCTGAAGGAGTTTACCTTCACTCAAAGCATACGATGTATCTTGGTGCATCAGATGTAACTTCAAGCACTGGTTATCAAATGGATAATGGAGATAAATTAACGATTAACAATCACGAATCTCCTATCTATGCTATTGCAGGATCAGGAAGTGGAACGATGCAAGTGTTGGTAGTTACGAAATGACGGCTAACGAATGGGCGGCAATCTGCGTCGCGGTTGGAACATTAATTGGATTTTTGGTAACAGGTGTAAGGTTCTTAGTTAAGAGTTATCTTTCTGAACTTAAGCCCAATGGTGGAAACTCGGTGCGTGATCGCATTGATAGTATAACCTGCCAAGTTGATCGGCTAGAAGCCAGAATAGATGAAATTTACAGATTGTTACTTAAGAAACAATAGGGGTGTTATGAGTAAAGTAGTTGATATAGCCAAAGCCCAAATTGGCTACAAAGAAGGTTCTAATAACGAAACAATCTTTGGTAAATGGTATGGTGCAAACAATCAACCTTGGTGCGCTACCTTTGTTTCCTGGTGTTTTAATGAGGCTGGTTTAATATCTACTATTACCGCCCAGAGCAAAAAAGGATTTGCCTCTTGCGATGCTGGCCTTAAATGGTTTACTAAGAAAAATAAAGTAATTCCAATAGGTCAAGCCCAGGCTGGGGATATTGTATTTTTCCAATTTGATGCTGATGCGCAGCCTGATCATGTCGGAATCGTTAAATTTAACAACATTGCGTTAAAATACCTTCAAGTTATTGAGGGTAATACCTCAAGTGGTAATGTAGGAAGCCAATCAAATGGAGATGGTGTGTTTTTAAGAAAACGCTCCTACTCCCTGATAATGGGTGTAGTTCGCCCTTAAAGGATAAAAATGGATAAGTTAATCGCTAAGTTAAAAGACCCAAAGAGTAAGGCTGCATTTAAGTCTTACCTAAGAGCAGTAATAGCATCAGCAATAACAATGGGATTAGCCCTGGCTGCTGACCTTGCTCCAGAACAGGCAATTCTAATTGGAGCGTTAGCCGCACCTGCCGCTAAATGGGCCGATAAAACTGAAAAAGAATACGGCATAGGTTCAAAGTAACTTATGGATCGGGGGGAAATTTTAGATGAGGCTAAGGCACTCACCTACACCAACAGGCAAAATGATTATGGAACGCCTGCTATTAACTTTGATCGTATTAGCAAGTTTCTATCTGCCTATCTTGAGCGCGAAGTAACACCTGAACAAAGCGCTATGATTTGCGCACTAATCAAAGTGGCAAGATCAATGGAAACCTATAAGGCTGATAATTACATTGATGGCGCTGCTTACTTTGCAATAGCGGGGGAGTTGGCAAATGGTGGAGAGTGATTTAATAGTTTTAATTCCTACTCGCGGGCG